TCAGTCGGTAGAGCAATTCACTCGTAATGAATAGGTCAGGGGTTCGATTCCCCTGGGTGGCTCTGGGTCTGGCTGGGAGTCGTCCTTGCCGTCGATCAGCCATCGCGGCGAAACGCCGCACATCACCGCGATTTCGTTGAGCACGAACTTCTTGGGTGGGGCACCGGCATCACGGCACCATCTTGACGCCGTACCACGGCTTATCTCGAACTTCTCGACCAAATCGCCGTGCTTGAGCCCGCCATGATCTAGCGCCATCTGAATGCGCCACCCGAGTGTCAGCGGTGGTATGGCGCCGCTGACGTGTGCCTGCTCCGTCATGCCTGAAACCTCCTGTTGGGGCATGACAAACAGTATTGGCGCATGACTGACATTCGTCAAGGTGAATCGATACCGCAGGACATGCACATGTCGAACAGTTGACAATTACAGCCATGTAAGTCAAATTGGTGCAATGCACCAAAACGGCGTAGTTGATGAACTGATTACCAGCACGTGTGCTGGCCAGATTCTCAAGAAGTCCGGTCGAACCGTGGTTCGTCACGCCGAGGCTGGGCGCATCCCGATTGCGGCCAGGCTCCCAGGCCCCAATGGGGCATATCTATTCAGCCGTCACGTGATTGAAGAGTTGGCACGCACCCTGGCCGTCGCTTCGTGACCGTTCGGATGCGATCAACCCGGCTGCGTGATGGGCTCGTTGCCCTCGCAGCTGGGGTTCTGTGCTGCCTTGATGAGTTGGAGAAAGCCCTTCATGAGCTCGGCGCGGACTGTCGCGCCGGTGCCCAGGTCCTCACCGAACTCCTCGTAGATCTTCTTACCCCTTGGCCTTCGCAAGACGCCGCCGATCAAGCCAGTGAGGGCCACCAAGACTGATCCGCCCGCAAGACAACTGAATACGGAAATACCCCAGCGGCCGGGCTCAATTTCCCGCCAAGAAAATCCACACCCGGACCGCTGGGGCCACTGCAACCAGGATAGGAGAACCTGGCATGTCCCACCGTATCCCCGATAGATATCAGCGTGTCGGCGGCGTCCGCGCGGCCATCATGCGACACGCATTTTGGACGGTCGCCGCGCTAGCCCTTGTCTTTGGGCTGGTGATGCTATCTGCCCACCAGTACCCGCAATTCGTTATCTGCATGGCACTCATGGTGGCCGCGTCCTGCATCGATCTACGGGTGCACCGTCGCGGCCGGTACCGCGATCGCGCCGGGGTGCTGCTGTTCATCGCTGTAATGGCCATCGTTGTCACCGGAGTGTTCGCGCAGGTGGGGGTGACAGCATGAGCCTCACATTCGATCCCGCGCCCGAATTCGACTCGGCCATGGCCGCATTCGATAAGGCAGAGCAGGCATGCGCCCTGACAGCTGGCGATGTGACCCTGCGTGCTGACATCGCCGAACTGCTCGAAGCGCTGCCGACGCGCGAGCGACGGCGAGCGTGGGTCCAAGCTGCCGAAGACGCCGGTACCGACCCGCGAAACGGCTGGTACCTGTTCGCCGGGGCGATCAGCGAGGCCGCGCTAACGGACTTCTTCACCGATCGGGACGCACGGCATTCAGCCAGCGCCGTCCTCATGGAGGCGGTCTAATGCAGAAGCCCACCAAGGCATTTGCCGACATGGTGCTTGAACTCGCGGACAAGCTAGAGGCAGTCCTTAACGAGATGTACCCGGACGGCCAGCTTATCCCGGTGTTCGTCAGCCCCGAATCACTGCGCGCGTCGGCGCGAGACCTCACGCGGAATGCCGAGGATACTCAGCGTTCAGCCGAACCATCCTTAGCGCCAAGCCGTTTCGCGCCCCTTTATCCAGTCACCTTGTATCAGGCGGGGTGCACCTCGTGCGGCGCTGTCAGTCCCGCCGAGATTGACGAACATCTGGTGTGCGTCGAGCACGAAGACCATGACTTTAGTGATGCCCCAATCGATGTCTCCGAGGTGGGCTCGTGACCGGCGACCAGCCGGTCGGTGAGCATCCCCCGATCGGCAGATTAGATCTGGTTCCGATGGAGCTACGGGTGCGAGCGGTGGTGGCCGTGCAAATGACGTGCGAAATGCTTGCCCGATTCATCGGCGTTGATCTAATTCCCGATTTCACAGAGGATTTCGCGGCGCTTCTGCACGTGCCCGTGACCCCTAACAACTAGCAGGGAGACCCTTTCATGTCACGTTCAGAAGACCCGAGCCTTGTTTGGCTGGAACGCGCGGCCAGCGCGACAGGTGAAATCCATTCCATCACTGGCGATTCAATCGGCATCTGTGGGCAGTTCACCCCTGGTCAGGCGTTGGTTGTACGTCCTGGCGCAAGGGTGTTCGTCATCACTGTCGATGACGTAGACGAATTCCTTGACGATCTCACTGCCAACGCCGCCGAGAAGGCCGCCGCAGCAGCGGCATTCGATACCGCCCAATCTGTTGCCGACAAGGTTATTAAAGCCGCCAAGATGGCTGTCGGACGCGCTGCCATGCTCCCCAGTGACGGCGCCCAGACAGTCGCGGATGCGGTAATCCATGCGGCCAAAGCGGCCAAACGGGGCAACAAATGAAATTCGCGATGGATACCGACCTGCTCGCTGAAACCATCACGGCAGCAATCAGTTCCCTACCGGCGCGGCCAACGTCTCCGGTCCTGGGCGGGGTGTTGGTTGAGGTCGGTATCGGCTCGGTCACGATGTCGAGCTTCAACTACGAGCGCGCCACCAAGCGTACCGCCGCCGCGATGGACGTTACCGAGCCTGACACAGCCGTGGTGTCAGGAAAACTGCTGGCCGCGATCGGCGGGAACCTACCCCGCAACAAGGACGCCACCGTTGACGTGAGCGGGCAGGAAATGGTTATCACGGCGGGCCGCACCGCATTTCGCCTACCCCTGCTGCATGGCGAGGACTTCCCCGAACTGCCGATCATGAAGCCCAGAGAGGATGCCATCGGCACGGTTGATGGTGACACGTTCGCCGAGGCGGTACAGGTCATCGGCGCCTTGGCCTCCACCGAAGAGCAACCCGTCGAGCTGACCGGAATCAATCTCACGTTCAGCCCAGATGGGTTGTGGCTGTGCGCCACTGACCGCTACATCGCGGGTAGGCGCCGTCTGGACTGGAACGGCAGCGTGCAGACGCAAGCCCTCGTACCGGCTGCTGACCTGCTGGCCACGATCAAGGCCGTGGCCGGTTCGGTGCCGGAGAACATCGAAATCCTGTTGCGGGGTAGCTCAATGTTCGGCCTGCGTACCCCATCAACAACGGTCATGACGCGTTGCCTGGCCGGGGAATTCCCGCCCATGGAAACGGTGCTAGCTAAGGCTGTCTACGCGGCCACGTCCACGGTGGCCACCGCAGAACTCGCGGACATGCTGCGCCGGGCCTCGTCCATCGCTGATGACGGCAACGCCCAAATCGATATCGAGGTTGACGCTGGGGGCCTGTCGGTCACCACCACCAAGAGCGCCACCGGCAAGGTCAACGACAGCATCGCCGCTGTGCACCAGGGCGATTACTGCCGCGTTGCAGTGTCGGCTCGGCGCCTCAATAGCGCCTTGTCGGTGGTCGATGACCACGAGGTCACCTTGGGATTCCGCGAGGGAAAACCCCTTGTCAGCATCCATCCGGGCGCCTTGGAACGCACCAACGACCCCGTTGACCTGTTGGCGTGCAGCAACTTTGCGCTACTTATCGGAATCCGCGGGGCGTGACGCCGATGCCCGCAACCCCGCACAGCGCCCGTGTCTTCATCGTGGTTGACCCGGTGCAGGACTACGACGAGCCGTTGCAGATCCTCGGCGTCTTCGGATCGCTCAAGACGGCGAAGTACGCGGCACCGCGACTGATGAAAGCCGCTTGGCGGTTCGATCCGAATCGCTTTGTCGAGGTTCAGGAATGGCGCGGCGACACCCTCGTAAACACCTGGACCTATCACCCCGATCGCGGCTGGCAGTTCACCACCGAAATGGAGGCAGCAGCATGACCGTAACCTCAGGACCGTTCTTCAACGTCGTTGACGAAGACAGTAGGCACCGCCGCGAGCTACGCGAGCGGGCACTGTATTCAGCCACACTCCTGCACTGCGAGACCGGCGACACCATGGCCATTCTCGACCGCGAGACAGCCGTCAAGGACGCGCTGGCCACCGCCCAGCAGTTCTACGACTGGATCGCCCAGGAGGCCAGGTGATCACCCACAGTGGCGGCGCTACCCGCTTCTTCTGGTCCTGGCTCATCGGCTCGGCCGCGTTCTCCATCCTCGGCGTGGTCACGCACGCGGTGCTCGGTAGTGCACGCTCATCACTGATCGCCTCGGTGCTCGCGGTCGGCATCGTGGTAATCCAGCTGTGCGCCACCTACGGCGTGCACGCCTTGGTTCAGGAACGCATCACCGGCGCCGCATACCGCTGGGCGCTCGCAATCGCCATTGCACTCGCGCTCGGCGCGTTCGTGCTCAACTTCGTTGCCCTACAAGACCTGGTGATCACCTGGGCAGGCACCGCGCCCGCGATCGCCTGGATTGTGCCCCTAATCATTGACCTGGGGATGACGGCGAGCACCCTGGCGATACTGGCACTCACCGAAGCTCAACGCACCGAGCAGCTGCACGCACCCACGCACCCTGACGCACAACCGGCACCCTCCGTTCACGTCGAGGTGCACAACACCGTGCACGCCGACGCGCACGCGGTCGCACAGCCCGTGCACACTGCCGAGCAGGTAGAGCGCGCAGCCGTGCACGCCGCGATCGCCATGCGCCTCACCGACTCAGGAGTGGTGCGTATCGCCCCTGAGCGCGTCGTGCGGGTACTGGATGCCCACGCCGAAGGTGTAAGGCCGGGAACGATCGCGCGGTCCCTGGGGGTCGGATTCAGCACCGTCAAGAACATCGTCGCGGCGGTCACGGTCGAGGGGTCAGGGTCCGATGGCGCCTAACGCCCCTTCGGGCTTGGTGCGCCGCATGTTCGCGCTCTTTCATCTGGGCGGCGTGCAGCAGAAGCGGGCCGATCGGCTGGCCGTCGCGTCATACGTCACCTGGCGCCGTATCCGCACGACCGATGACCTCACCGAGGCCGATATCAAGGCCATCGTCGCGACATTGGAGTACTGGCGTTTCGCCGGCCAAATCGAGTACCGCTGCCGCCGCATCGCCGAATCAATGCACAAGGAGATGAGCGCATGACCGATGCGCGCGACGATGAGTCCTTCTTGGCTCACGTGGCCGACATACAGCGCCGCGAGGCACCAGAGCGGCGCAGGCAGTGGATTCGGCGGGTCCTGGGCTGCGCCGACCTCTCAGCGGCCCAGCGCAATGTCCTGCTCGCGCTGGAGACCTTCGCTGACTATCTCGACGGCTCCAACGCGCACCCTGGCGAGACCAACCTCGCCGAAATCTGCGGACTGACCACACGGGCCGTCCGAACCGCCCTCAGCAGAGGATGTGAACTCGGCCTGATCAAGAAGACAGCAAACGAAAATCCGCGAGCAAGTCGCGCAGCGGTGTACCGATTGGTGCTCTCAGGCGAGCCCATCACCGGAACGGCGGTTCCGGTAAAAGAGCCCATCACCGGAACGGCGGTTCCTGTGAATAACTCCATCACCGGAACGGCGGTTCCTGTGTATAACCCCATCACCGGAACGGCGGTTCCTGTGTATAACTCCCATCACCGGAACGGCCACGACACCATCACCGGAACGGCCGTTCCGCCCACCAAGTCATGTACCAATAACTCAAGGGTGTTACGTAACTCGGGTACGTCACCAGAGCCGCGCATCGCCGAGGACACACACCCTGAGCCTCCCTCGCGGTTCTGTGATGAGCACCCGATGGGAACCCGGGGCAACTGCGGCAATTGCGCAAACGCGCGAACTGCCTTCAACGCCTGGCAAGCCCACCAAGCCGTCCGCGATGTCGAAATCGCCCAAGCCGACACCCGGCGCCGACACGAGCAGCGCGTCAACTGCCCGTGGTGCCACGGCACCAACGTCCGCGACATCGGGGACGACCTCGTGGAGAAATGCGACCACCAGAGCCCGCCACAGGCCCGTAGAACCCTCTCGCTGGTACCACCACTGCCGGGCGGGCCTGAAAACGTCAGAGCGGCGCAATGAGCGCCCATTCCGGCCGCACCGAGGCCGACGAGCCCACCACATTCGAGCGTGGCCCTGGTAGGCGGCGCCGCAGCGCACCGGGGCCGGTCTACGCCGCCTACGCCGTGGCCGGAGCCCTCAACCGGCCATGCCCACGGTGCGGAGCCAGACCGCACCAGTACTGCCACGCCCCAGACGATCCCGGCCGCGAAAGCAAAGGCCCATGCATGCAACGACTCTCAGAGAGGCAAGAGAGCTGATGACGACCGAATGCCGCAACAAAGCCTGCAAGCGGGCCTCGCAGCTGTACCTGTGCAACGACTGCACCACCGTCCTGCGCAATATGCTCGACCAGGTACCCGAACTGCTGGCCGAACTCGACGCCCGCATTCAGAAACTCGACCGCGTACCGCACGGCACCATCGGGCGCACCCGTGGCCCCTCGGACCTGAACGTCATGGATTTTGACGCCGCCGAGACCGCCCGCGAAACCCGGAAGATGCTGCGCCGCTGGGTCGAAACTGTCGCCTCCCAGCACAGCGGACGGCGCCCACCCGGCCTAGACACCGTGGAAACCCGCATGTTCGCCCGCTGGCTACAGGTCAACGTCGAGGCCATCGCACGCCTGGACATCGCCGGAAAGATCTACGACGACATCAAGGAACTCATCGGTTCCGGCGACAAAGGCGGCACACTCGTACGGGCCATCGATCGCCGCGAACGACACTTCGCCGGATCGTGCCCAACCGTCACAGGGTGGGACGCTAATGGTCGCGTCATCGAATGTGGGGAAATCCTCTACGACGAATACGGCAGCAGGACAGTCGATTGCCCGGCCTGCGGGCAGGAAATCGACGTTAAACGCAACCAGGTAAGGGCGCTGGCCAGCCGCGACCTCATGCCCTCGGACACGCTGCTGGACGCGCTGGCCAACGCCGGGGAATCAGTGCAGGCCGACCAAATCGAGCGCTGGATAGCCATCAAACGACTACGCCCACGCGGCTACATGCACCAAGGCAAGTTCGTCAAAACCCGTGTGCAAGAGGCAGATAACGCCCTGTACAGCTTCGAGACCGCACGCAGGCTGCTCCGAAAAGACAACCGCCACAACGCACGTCAGAAAGTCAACCGATGAACAACAAGGAGAAAACGCAAATGGAACAGCCCACCGCAGTAATCGCGGACGCGATCGCAGAGTTCATGCCCGAAGGAGACGGGGGTCAGGATGGCTTGGCCAACCTCGCCAACGCACAGTCGGTAATAGCCGCACTACGCGCCGCCGGGTACTCGGTGATGTCCAATCCGTACCGCCATGCAATGACGGACGAACAACAACAGGAGCTAGCCCAGTTCATCAACCGGCACTCGTTGGAGAACGGTTGTGACATACCAGATTTCGCCATTGCAAGCTACCTCGCAAAATGCTATCAGGCCCTGTGTCGAGCGGCCGATTCGAAAGTTTACTGGTCAAAAACTCTCTCACGCAGCGCATCCCAGATAGCCGTCACCGTGTGCAACATGTGTGGCCGCGAACGCACCCCGAACGATGCCCTCGACTACAACCCAATCCAGGTAGTCACACGTCAGCCGCTCGGCTGGTGCTCGGGCGACGACGGCGAGATATGCCCCGAATGCATGGCCCAGCTACTCGGCAGGACTAACTGATGAGCACACGAGCGAGCTGGCTTCGCTTCGCCGTGACCCGTGCTGCATTAGGCGAGCGAGTCGTATATGTTTGCGCCCCGAGCGTTTCCACGCGCGATGCCTTCCTATTCGCCGGAAAGCTCGCCAAACGACATTTCGCCCAATGGGTAGAGCGAATCTACTGCGCCCGAGGGGAACAACAGATTCGGTTCACCTCCGGCGGTGTGGTCATGTTCTCAAACCCGGCGTGTCACAACTATCGGGGCGCGTCCTCGGATGTGCTCATTCTGGAATATGGTGCCGAGACCACAGGAACGGCTACCAGCCTGCTCGGGGCCAAGGCTGTACACCGCGCCACCGATACTGTGCCCGAAACCGACAGTGAGGCAACGGAATGAGTAGCACGCCCGTCGCTCTTCACTGGGTCGCCCCCGGATCGCCCCGGCAAGTTCAGGAGGCGCCGTATCAAGGCGGTAGATACCAGATCTACCCATGGAAAGGCGGGTGGACATTCAACCGCACAGACCATCCTCTGTTGCCGAAGTTCGACGGCTGGGCAACCGCCGAGTGTGAAGCAATGATGTTGTGTCAGAACGACTACCAGAAAGTCGCACGGCTCATAGCCTGGGTTGAGTACATCCTGAACAATGGCCCGCCGTCGCCCTGAATTGCGCACGCTAGCCCGATAGCTGGTTCTGTAGCTCAAGAGGTGAGAGCGGGTGAACAAGTCCCCGGTGGAAACGTACGACACAAGTTCCGGGTGGAAACCGAGATGCGGGATCATGGCCCGCCAGAACCCTATGTCGGACCCTGGGAGTAGAACCGGCCAATGGACGCACGTAAGGCCATCCGCGAGGTCATCGAGAGCATCCCGAACCTGTTCGGCGTAACCCGGAAGAAGACTATCGGCGCCGAGGGCGAGACCGAGACCATCGTCTACACGCAGGCACAAGTCGCTGACTTGATCGCCTCGATACTGCCCGACAGCCTAAAGACAAAGGGCCACATGGTGATCGGGCCTCTGCCCGATATCGAGTCGGTGCCTGACCAGCCTCGGCGGCGGTATGTCCGTGTGCCAATCACCTCGCAGCCGTGGTCTGACGGCGCGGTGCGTATCAGCCCGCACGGTGACGAGGTGGTCATTCGCAATGTGCCCGACCGGCTGCACATGCAGGACGTGCCCGCGCTGGCCGCTGCGCTCATGGCCGCCCACTCGACATGGCGACCGACGCGCCGATAGGCCCGTGGGCAACCTGCATGTTTGACGGAAAACACGCCGCCCGAAATCCGCTACGCGGAAATGTCCATTCTGACCTGCTACTATTCCGTTTCGAGTCGCTACCCCCATGCCCGAACCCCTTCGGACCTGGGGGTTTGTTCATTTCCAGCTAACGTCAGTGGAGGTGAGATGACGACCGTTCAACGCAACACCACCACCCGCGACAAGCACCGGCGCATCATCAGACTCGGGCTGGCGCCAAGTCCGTTCGGGCGGCACCCGGCCTGCTATCACTGCGGCGAGGACATCGATTACGACGCCCACCATCGCGACCCGCGCAGCTTCACCATCGATCACCTCAAGGCGCTGGCCAAAGGCGGAACCGACACCCTCGACAACATCGTGCCCGCGCACTGGGATTGCAACCGCAACAAGTCCGACAAAGACCTTGACGAGCTGCTTCCCGGTGGTGTCACGTTCGTGACCGAACGCTGCTGGTGGTAGGGCGATGGACGAACGACGCGCCGCCGCATATCAGAGGCTCGATGAAGTGGTTCGCGAACTGACCGCGATCACCGAAGATGAAAGCGACGACGGCCAGCCCCGATACACGGCCACCGATTACGTGCTCATCGTTGGTGCGCAGACAATCGACAACGACGGCGATCGCGTCGGATACGTCACCGTCTATCCGCAGGGCGGTTCGCAACCGTCGTACATCACCACAGGTCTTGTCGCCCAGGCCCAAGGATTCCTCGCGGCCTCGCCCGCTGACTGATCGAACGCTGGACCGACCCCCTGGGGGACTGGACCCGAGGGGTCTGGCGCCCGCCCCTCATGGCTTAGGCGACCGCCCCCCCTGGCCGATTTTGTTTCGGGGTCGGTGGCCCCTGTGAAATCTCGTTTTTTGTTGACCACAAGGGCGATTCGCCGAGGGTGAAACCGGCTGAACCGTATTTCGCTTCGGCACAGGCGATCTGAGAGCCCGAAAAGGAGGCCGTCATGCAACTTACGCCCGTCGATTCCGCATCAGGCGGCGCACCGCTGCCTGCTGGACTGACCGAGGATGGTTCAGGTCGGGCGCTGTGGCGCTCCATCGTGGACGACTACACGCTACGGCCCGATGAGCTGCGGCTGTTGGCTGATGCGTGCGAGCTGGCCGACCGTATCGACTACCGCAAGCAGCGCGCTGACGAGCTGCACCGCGAGGTGGGCGAGAACCTGCTTATCCGTGGTTCGACTCGCCAGCTTGTCAGGAACCCGCTGATTGATGAGGCCCGCCAGGAGTTGGCCGAGCAGCGCAAGGACCGTATCGCGCTCAACGATCTACTAGCCCGGCTCAAGCTGCCCGATCTGGACCCCGACCGCGACGGCGACGACCAGGGCCGCGACGGCGCCAGCTCCGCTGCGAAGCGATCGGCCTCGGCGTAATGGCGACGCGGCGCCACTCACGCCGCCCTGCCGGGGCGAGTCATATCCGCGTGGTCAGTGACGACGAGCGCGCACCCGCCCCGGCACAGAACGACCCCGAGCCGTCCCCGAGCGATGGCGCGGCGCAATCGCCCGAGGCCGCGACGGCACCTGCTGACGGTCAGATGTCGCTGGCCGATGCGGTCGCCGGTGGCGACTATCAGCAGATTTTGCAGGCCCAGGCGCGGGACATCATTCGGGACCTGGCGGCTGCGACCGGGGCGTCTAAGGCCGCGCTACACGGGCGCTTGATGACCATCTCCAAGGAAATCGAGAGCCTGAAAGCGGCGCCGGGCGGCGAAAAGTCCGTAGTGGCAACCACCGACGATGAGCCCTGGGACAGCACGGCTCTCTGAGGTCGCACGGCACGTCATCGCCCCGGCCGGGATCGTTTCGACCGGCTGGCCAGCGGTGCGCGACACCTGCAACCGGCTCGGTTGGGAGTTCGACGGCTGGCAGGACGGCGCGGGCCGACTAATCCTCGGCAAGCGGGCCGATGGCCTGTACGCCGCCGACACGATCGTGTTGTCCATCCCGCGCCAGGTCGGCAAAACCTACCTGGTGGCGTGCATCATCTTCGCGCTGTGCCTGATTCACCCCGGCTTGACGGTGATCTGGACAGCACACCGAAAGACCACTGCCGCAGAGACTTTCGAGTCGTTCGCAGGGATGGCGGCACGCCCCAAGGTCGATCCACACATTGAAGCGGTCCATCGCGCGCGCGGCGATGAAAAGATCATGTTCACCAACGGGTCCCGAATCTTGTTCGGCGCCCGTGAATCTGGCTTCGGTCGCGGATTCTCCGACGTGGACATCATCGTGTTCGATGAGTCGCAGATCTGTACCGAAGCTGTCCTCGAAGATATGGCCGCAGCGCAGAACGTGGCCGAGAACCCGCTGACGTTCATGATGGGCACACCGCCGAGGCCCAAAGACCCCGGCGAAGTGTTCACCATGCACCGGCAAGAAGCACTCGACACGCTCACCGACGAGACCGCGCGCGAGACCAACGAAACGGCGTACATCGAGTTCTCTGCCGATCGGGGATGCAACCCGATGGAGCGGGCGCAGTGGGCCAAGGCCAATCCCTCATTCCCGCATCGCACTTCCGAGCGCGCCATGTTGCGTCTGCGTAAGAAACTCAAGTCGTTGGAGTCCTGGTGCCGTGAGGCCCTAGGCATCTGGGATGAGGTCTCGGTACATCAGCCCGTGGTCACACGCGAGGCGTGGGGCGAGCTGATCGACGTAGGCCCCGCCGAGCATGTTGCCCCGGACGGTATCGGCGTCGATATGTCCCACGGCCTACAAATCTCGGTCAACGCCTGCTGGATCGAAGATGAATCGGCACACATCGAAGAGATATGGGCCGGAACCGATGTGGCAGCGGCGACCGCCTGGACCGCCAAGGCCGCGGGCCGACGAATCGAGGTCGTGATCGACGACCTGTCGCCAGCGGCGCAGATGATCCCCGGCCTAAAGGCCCTCGGGGTCAACGTCCGCCGATCCACTGCCCGAGACATGACCAAAGGCTGCGGGCTGATAGCGAGCCGCATCAAGGCCCACACGCTCACCCACGGTGGCCAAAAGTCCGTCACGTCAGCCATTCTCAACGCCATCCGCCGAAAGATCGGTGATGCCGGTGGCTGGGGCTGGGACCGGCGCGACTCAACGGTGGTCATCCACCCGATCGTGGCCGCAACCCTGGCGCTGCTGGCCGCGACAACCAAACGTAAACCCCCATCGGGCGACAGCTCGCGAGGACGAGAGGCGGTGGTGCTGTGAAGGTTTCAAAGATCACCCTTCCGGACTTCACGAACGATGAAAATGCCTTGCTGAATGGGCTTTTGCAGCAGCTGGCCGACTGCCAGCCGAACAACTATCTGCGCGCCTCCTACTACGACGGCAAGCGCGCCATCAAGAAGGTGGGCGAGGTAATCCCGCGTCAGTACTACAAGCTGGGGCTAGTGCTCGGATGGTCGGGCAAGGCCGTGGACGTGCTGGCCCGTCGCTGCAACCTCGACGGCTTTGTCTGGCCAGGTGCAGATCTCAATTCATTGGGTTACCAAGAGGTTTGGGACGACAACTTCTGGGGCGCCGAATCTAACAGTGCGATTATCTCGTCACTGATTCACGGTCCGGCCTTCTTGATTAACACCGAGGGTGGCGCCGGTGAGCCTAAGTCACTGATCCACGTCAAGGACGCGCTCAATGCCACCGGCGAATGGAATGCGCGTACGCGCCGTTTGAACAACCTCTTGTCAGTCATTGCGTGGGACGACGATTCGCGGCCCCGAGAACTCGCGCTTTACCTGCGAAACCGAACGGCAGTGGCCAGGAAAGACGGGCGGCGCTGGGAGGTTCAGTGGAACGAACACACGCACGGCGTGCCCGTCGAGGTATTGGTGTACAAGCCTCGGGTAGGGCGACCGCTGGGGTACTCGCGTATCTCACGGGTGGTGAGGTCGATTCACGACCGCGCGCTGCGTGAACTAATACGCACCGAGGGGCACGCGGACGTATTCAGCTATCCCGAGCTGTGGATGCTCGGCGCCGACACGTCCATATTCAAGAACCCAGACGGCTCCCTTAAGCCCTCCTGGAAGGTGATGCTCGGGCGGATCAAGGGAATCCCGGACGATGAGAAGGCGATCGACCAAAAGAACGCCCGCGCCGACATCAAACAGTTTCAGGCCGCGAGCCCACAACCACACATCGACCTACTACAACAGTGCGCCAACGAGTTCGCGGGCGAAACTGACCTGCCCGTCTCGGCGCTCGGGGTGCAGGCCAAGACCAACACCACGACCGCCGACGGCTCTGACAACGCCGAAAAGCAGCTCACCGCCGAAGCCGAAGGCGCCACCGATGACTGGTCACCGGCATTTCGCCGGTCCATGATGCGCGCGTTGGCCATCAAGAATGACATGCCTGAAATCCCGGCTGCCCTGCGCTCATTGGACACCAAATGGCGTAACCCGGCCTACATTTCGCGTTCGGCGCAGGCCGATGCCGGTCTCAAACAGCTCTCGGCCATTCCGTGGCTTGCTGAGACCGAGGTTGGCTTGGAACTGCTGGGACTTTCAAGACAGGACATCGACCGCGCCCTGGCCGACCGTGACCGCGCCCAGCGCGCCCGCCAGGTCACCTCACTGGTGGACAAGCTCACCGGCGCCCCGATCCCCGACCCGGCGCCGGGCACCGCCGAGCAGGCCGCACGGCAGGCGATCGGCAATGGTTCACGCGGTCTCTGAGTTCCAAGGACTGCTCGCGGCCCTGAGCGCCGAGCAAGCCGCACGGCTCGCGCGGCTACTGGCACGCACCGATCGGCTCGACCAGGGCGAGCTGCTGGCATTCATCACCGACGCCTACCCCGAGGCCGTCGCACCGTTCCTGAGTGCCGCCGCCGCCCTGACAGCCCAGTGGTACGACGAACAGCCGACCACCTCGACCTACACCGCCGCCCCCGCAGAACTGGCCCCCGCCGCGCAGCTGGCCGTCTCGGGCCGCTGGGCGATGCTGCAAACCACCCCATTGGACGCCCTGACCGGAAGCGCTGCCCGCGCCCTGTTCAACGCCTCACGAGACACCGTGCTCACCAACGTGATGGCAGAGCCCGGCGCACGGTGGGCACGGCACGCCTCGGCTAACGCCTGCTCTTTTTGCCGGCTCATGGCCACCAGGGGCGCCGTCTACACCTCGGAAGCCTCGGCCACCAAAGTCACTGGGCGCGGCGCGAACCTGGAACGCTCCGACCGGCGCGCGATCGCGGCCGGGCAGATGAGCAGAGACGAAGCCCTGCAACGCCGCTCGGTGTACCGCTCCCAGCGTCTCGCGGCCAAGGCCGGTAAACGGGTTGGCGACAGCCGTATCGGCGCACAGCGCGGCACCCGCGCGCTGGGCGAGAAATACCACGACCGCTGCCACTGCATCGCGGTCATGGTGCGCCCCGGCAACACCTACCAGCCACCGGCCTACGTCGAGCAATGGGAACGCGACTACCTCGACGCGGTGGATGCCACCCGCGCGGCCGGGCAAACCAAAGGCAAGTACGGCGCCATCGACCTGACCGCCGTCATCCGCCACATGGACCACGCCCACCACTAACCGGCGCCTGCACGCGCCCCGCAAGCCCCCTTGGCCGAAACGGCCGAGGACAACCCGAAATGGGAGACAACCGCATGTCCGAAAACACCACCCTGCCCGTACACCCGATCACCGGACTACAGGCCATTGGATTCACCCGACGCGGCCCCGTGTGGCCGATCATGGGCGCCTCCGAGCCGCCTGCCGGGGGAACCGAAACGGAACCCAAAAGCGAGCAGGACACCGACAAGCTGCCCGATGACCATCCGCTTGTAAAGACGCTGGCAGCCAACAAGATCGAAATCAAGGAACTCAAGGCCAAGGCTGCGCGCCTCGACGAAATCGAAGAGGCGCAAAAGACCCAGGCGCAAAAGGACGCCGACCGCGTTACTAAGGCCGAGGCCGAGGCCGCAACGGTCCCGTCTCGGGTAGCCAACGCGCTCAGAGAGCACCTGGTCTCCATCCACAAGATCGATGCTGAAGACGCCGAGCTATTCCTGACCGGCGACGACCCCGAGCTGCTGCTCAAGCAGGTAGCCCGTTTCCTTGAACAAACGGACAAGCAAAGCAAATCAAACCATGTGCCTGGCGAGGGCACCAACGGCCGTGTCAAGCCCAGCAGCATGCAGGAGTTCTTGAGCGAGCTAAACGGCCAATCCAACTGACAACAAAGGAGATTGAGTAATGGCTGTACAGAGTACTGATCTACTTCTACCGACCCAGATTGCCGATGGCATCGTGGAGAAGGCAAAGACCGGTTCCACGATCGCCGCGCTATCGGCCCAGGAGCCCATGCGGTTCGGCAAGGTCGAAATCATTACCTTCAACGACGACCTGACCGCCGAATTTGTGGAGGAAACCGGCGCCAAGGGGTCCGATGAGGCTAAGCCCGAGCACGTGACCGCCGTCCCGCATAAGGCGGTCGTGCAGATGCGCACCTCGGACGAGTTCAAGATCGCCGACGAGGACTATCAGCTGAAGATCCTTGGCGAGTATGAGGTCAAGTGCGCACGGGCGCTGGCGCGAGCATTGGACCTGGGCCTGTACTACCGGATCAACCCGCGCACCGGCAACGCCTTGCCCGCATGGACCAACTACCTGAACTCCACCACTAAGCGTGTGGAGATCACCGCCACCTCGGAGCCCGATCTGGATTTCGAGGCCGCTGCCGGTCTGGTCATCGGTGACGGCTACAGCGTCAACGGGGTTGCCTTCGATCCCAAATACGCGTGGACCCTGTCCACGGCACGCTACAAGGACGGCCGCAAGAAATACCCCGAACTCGGCCTAGGCGAGGGTATTTCGTCGTTCGACGGCCTGCCCGCAGCGGTGTCGTCCACCGTCTCAGGTAAGGCCAAGGACGGCGATGCCACCGACAACCTGGTACGCGCCATCCTCGGCAACTTCCGCAGCGGTATCCGCTGGGGTGTCCAGCGTGAATTCCCCTTCAAGATCCTCGAATACGGCGACCCGGACAACAAGGGCCGCGACCTGGCTGGCCACAACGAAATCCTGCTGCGCACGGAAATCGTCTACGGCTGGTACGTATTCGCTGACGAGTTCGCTGTCATTGAAGATGCGGTGACCCCGTAATGCCGAGGTTCCGCAACACGGTGAGCGGGTCCGTCGTCAACATTGACGACGGGCTCGCTACCCGCCTCGCCATCACCGAGAACCCGGCCTGGGAGCCCCTGGAAGAACACGCCCACCCGGCTACGACGGAGGGGGCGGCGACACCTGCGGGTGCCGAGGCGGCCTCCCTGATCGACCTCGACCTGGTGGTGTCCTCGGAGACGTTTGCCGCCATCGTCCCCGAGAGCACCGCCGCCGCGCCCGCCGAGCTCAAGGCGCCAGCCAAGGGCAAGCCTGCGCGCCAGCCCTCACCTACCGATCCCGAGGGGGCCAAGGATGCCAGCGGTACAGATCACGACCTCTGATCTGGCGCCGTTCGCCACCATCCCCGAGGTGAAAGCAACGGCGATGATTGCCGATGCGATGGCCATGGCCTTGCTGGTCGCGCCGTGTCTGGATGACCCGCAGCTGACCGGCAAGAAAGCCGCAGCGGCCAAGGCGATCATTCGGGGTGCGATCCTGCGCTGGCATGAGGCCGGGTCGGGGGCTCTGTCACAAAAGCAGCAGAGCGCCGGGCCGTTCGCTCAGTCTGAAACCTACGACACCCGCCAGATACGGCGGGCGATGTACTGGCCCAGCGAAATTGAACAGCTGCAATCGATTTGCCGCGCCGACGATGACGCCTCGGGCGGCGCCTGGGGGTACGACGTGCTCGGCGCGTGCGGGCCGTCGCACTCCCCGGTGTGCACGCTGAACATGGGCGGCACCTACTGCTCATGCGGGGCCAATCTGACCCACAACGAGCCGCTATGGGAGGCCACCAGCGATGACTAGCTTTCCGCTGCCCTTCAAATGCGAACAGCACGCGTACGTCCCTGGCGCCGACAATAGCCACGGAAACCCCGATGTCCAGTGGGCCGAGCCGGTAGAGCGCGACTGTTTCTGGTGGGACCCGGATTCGACGGAAACACCGACGCCGCCGACCGCAGGAACGCGCGCCCTGGCCGACCGCTACCTGGCCGTGGACGCCGCCGTGGCGGTCGATCACCGCGACAAATTCACCGTCAACGACCAAGAGTTCACCGTCACCGGACTGGCCCAGGATTTCAACCATGGACCGTTCGGATTTTCCCCGGATCGTCTGGTCATCGAGCTGAGATGGGTGGGGTGATATGGCCGTGAAGTACACCGTCAGCTCGGCGACGATCCGCAAAATGATGACCTCAGCCGGGGTGAAAGCCGAAGTGCACGAGCGGGGATTGCGGCTGGCGGCCAATGCCAACGAGGTACCCTCAACTACCACCCCGGCGCATGACGGCCTGTACTACGAAGCGGTTGAGGCATCCGATGACAAGCGCGCCCGTACCCGCGTGCAGACCACCGGCCCGCGCGCGGTCAACCATGAGGCCATCACTCAGGCCCTCCTGCGGGCGGTTTCCGATGCCCGTTGATCTGGTCGAGTTCCCCGACCTGACCGCCCTGGCTCGCGTCATCGCACTGCAGGAACTCGCCGCACGCGGGATCACGGGTATTGGCATCGGCTCGGGCGCAATGGGCGGCAAGCCACTGCCGCAGCGCTATATTCGGCTATACGCCCTGCCCGGCACCGAGCTATGCCGCCGCGTGCAGAGCGTCATGATTGTCGGCCAGGTCTACGACACCAACGAAATCCGCTGTGTCGCTACAGCCTCCAAGCTCGGCGCGATCCTGCGCGCCGCCCCTGAAATCGAGCTCGCGGCAGACAACCCGATCACCGAGCCATGCGAGCTGCACGGCCCCTACCCATCCACCGACCCTGACCTACCGACGTATGCGCGGTATCAGGTCAATGTGCGCTGGACGGTCCAGTCCAGCATCACCGCATAACACACCAGTCCCAAGGTAAACCCTGTGCCGCAGTCGCGGACGGGGCAATTTGTCGTGCCCACTCGGGCGCACTCCAAGGAGGAAAGATAGTGGCGCACACCAATGTTCGAAACACCGGCGTTTGGGTCCCCAAGCATGCCGGTGGCGTATTCCGATACCCGCTGGGCACACCCCTGCCCACCGACCCGTGGAGCCCCCGGCCCGTCGTCCCCGGCTGGGACCCCCGCCTGGGCGGCTGCGACGACACCGGCGTTACCTGGAATATCAAGCGCGACAAGGACCCCAAGAAGGATTGGAACGGTGACAAGGTTCGCATCGTGCAGACCGGCAAGGACGACACCTGGAAACTCAAGTACATCGAGCCCAAGAACCCGCGCGTGATGGAAGAGTATTTCGGCAAGGCCAACGTCACCGTCACCGAGGCCACCACACAGCACGGAACCCTGATCGCGGCGGTATCCAATTCCGATGTCTTGCCGCACTTCTCGTACATCGTGGACGTGTTCGACGGCGCGGTGCGCAAGCGGCGCTGCATCCCCGATGCGCAGGTGAGCGAAAACGGTGACGAGCTGTGGCAGTCCAAAGACTGGACCGCCCTGGAGTTCACCTATGACCTGTTCCCGGATTTGGCGGGCAACACCTTCTACGACTACACCGAGTTGGACGACAAGCTGATCGAGGCCACCTACCTGGTGACGCTGGCCGGTACGCCAACCGCTGGCAGCTTCGATTTCGTGGTGGCCGGGCAGCCCGCCGAAATCGCCTACAACACCACGGCGGCCGCGTTTCAAACGGCCGTGTCCGCGCTGCCGAACGTCAAGGACGCAACGGTCACCGGCAGTGCTGGAGGCCCCTTCACGGTCAAGGTCACCACAGCCGGTGTGGCGCCGGTGTCTGTCGATGGCACGGACCTGACCGGCGGCACGGTGTCTGTCAGCACCGGGCCGTAGCTGTCCCCTCTGGACCCCACCGGCCGCCGTTTAACACCTTGGGCGGCGGCCGGTGGTCACAGGAAAAACCAAGGTGAGACAAGGTGATGTGACATGACAAAGAGCAAGAGACTCGGCCCGCTGGATGAGTCGGGGATGCACACCGTTATCGAGACCGACGAGGCAACCCCGGAGGCCACCGAGACCACGGACGGCCCGGCCAGTGATGCGCCGCACAAGCCGCTGCCGGGCGATGCGGAGTACGACTGGTCGGCACACTACGGTGAAGATGTCGAGTTGTACCGGCACACCTTCCGCGACGGAACGGTGGTGGCGCTGCGCCCATTCGGGTCAGCGTTCTCCAAGACGCTGCTGTGGAAACTCCGTAACGCCGAGTCTGAGGCCGAGGTGCAGTTCACGGCCATCATGCGCGGCGGATGCCCTGCCGTTGATGTCGTGCTGGACCGGGTAGCTGCCGCAGCGCTCGACGCCGATGACTACGAGTACGACCCGATCGATGACCTGTTCGGGTCGTGGATGAAAGCGGGCACCAGCACCACCGAAGACGCCGATGATGGTCTGTCACTGGGAAAATCCGCGAGCTAGCCGACATCGTCTTTGAACATATCGACGCCATCGAACGCGATCTGTTCTCAGATAATCGGGTATTTGAAGACCTCGGCTGGCGCGGCTTGTGGGCCTATGTCACCGCCGCGCCACCGGGGACCGCGATCCACCACGCCCGATCCGAGGGCATGTCGATCGAAGCCCAGCTCGGCGCCGAACTGCTCAACGAGCTTTCGGAACTGCATTGGCGTTACAACGCAGTGCATTTCGAGGACGGATCAAAGATTGCGTTCCCAGAACGCTTGTCGTTGCGCGAGTTGATCTATGGCCGTGAGCCGGTTGAAGAGATCGATTACGACGCGCACATAGCCAACACCGAAGTGGACCCCAGGGTCCGCGCGATGCTGCAAGGAGGTTGATTCAGCCATGCCTGAGATAGAAACCCTCTGGATACCCCTTGCGGTCACGGGTAAGAACCTCAAACGCGACATGGAGCGCGAGGTAACCGGCGTCGGAACGCACGGCGGTAACAAGATCGCCAAAGAGATGGAGGACGCTACCGGCAAAGGCGCTAAACGTGCTGCGGCGCAGATCGACCGGAGCCTGGGCCGCAGCCTGGGCGAGAGGACCGGCGCCGCACTGGGTACCGCGCTCGGTGTGGGGCTGCGTCCGGTCGTCGGGACCGTGCAGCGCCTCGGCGGCGAGGCTGGCCGCCAGTGGGTGCAGAAGTTCTCCCAGCAGCTCGCCAATGCAAAAGTCAACGCCCCCAAGGTCAACGCACCCATTAACGTCGATCTACCGGGCAGCAGCGGCGGGGGCAGTGGGCTCGCGGCGGCGGGCATGCTGGGGGCCATCACCCGCGTCGCTGGCCCCGCCGCGATCGCGCTCGGGGTCACCGGCTTGGCGTACAAGACACTCTCGGCCGGGTTCGACCGCGCGAAAAGCCTTGACGCCACCCGGTTTAAGTTGCAGGCGCTCGGCAATGACGCGGCGGCGGTCACCGCGATCATGAACGCCGCGCAGGGCTCGGTGAAGGGCACCGCGTTCTCGCTGGACGCGGCGGCCTCCACGGCGGCCACAGCGGTCGCAGCCGGGGTCAAGCCCGGCGAGGACCTGGCCAAGTACCTGGGCACGGTGGCCGACGCGGCGGCGATCGCGGGCGCCGACCTGGGCGATATGGGCCACATCTTCAACAAGGTGCAGACCTCGGGCAAGGCGATGACCGATGACCTGAACATGTTGGGCGATCGGGGATTGCCGATCTTCGCGTGGCTGCAAAAGGAATACAAGGTCACCGGCGCCGAGCTGTCCAAGATGGTGGAGAAGGGTCAAGTCGACGCCGCCACATTCCAGAAGGTCATCGCCGAGAACGTCGGTGGTGCGGCCAAGAAGATGGGCGGAACATTCGAGGGCTCGGTCAAGAACATGGGCGCCGCGCTCGGGCGCCTGGGGGAGGCGTTCATTTCCCCGTTCTTGGGCAGCGGAACCGATGCCCTCGGCCAGATCACAGTCGGCATTGACAAGGTGGCCGGGTTCATCAAGGAGCACCAGCCTGAAATCATCCGGTTCGCCGCCGCTGTCGGGACCGGGTTCACCTCCATGGCGGGCTCTATCGCGCGCGGTCTGGGCAACGGGCTGCGGTTCATCGCCCGCTTCGTAGACGGCATCAAGACCGCCTCCAGCGGTATCGGCGGGTTCTTCTCAGCCTTGGGGCTGACCGGCATCGGGGATGCGTTGCAGCGCTGGGGCTCTGATCGCAGCGTCAACGACTGGCTGCGTGATGCGGCCAAGTCCGTGGATGACTTCGGGAACCGGGCCACTGCCGCCTCGGACCGGATCGCCAAGTGGGGTGAGGACACCGCCGAAACCACCAAGATCGTCAATGCTCTTGGGGCTGCGGTGCAGGAGGTGCCCGACACTCACGAAATCGTCCTGACGGACAACTCGCCCGAGCAGATCGCCAAGCTGAACGCCATCGGTTACACCGTCAAGACGATGCCTGACGGCAAGAACCTGGTTATCCGGGTCGATGACAGTGACGCCGCTGAACGCATGCGGGCGCTGCGCGCTGAACTTGAGGATTTGGTCAGCCACCCCAAGACGGTCAAGGTCACCACCGAGTTCGCGCAGAACGCGGCCAGCGCGCAGCCGGTCATCCCGACTACCTCGGCCCCGTCTGGGCCGTTCCCGTTCGCCACCAACCTGTTGCCACGCATGTTCGGGGCCATCGCCATGGCCTCCGGTGGGCTGCGGTTCATCAACAAACCGGCATACGCCGACATCTACGCCGGGCGCGGGGCGGGCACGATTTTCGCCGAGCAAGAAACTGGCGGCGAGGCATACATTCCGCTGGCGCCGTCCAAGCGCTCCCGCAGCACCGCGATCCTGCGCGAGGTGATGCGGATATTCGGCATCAACAGCTTCGCAGGCGGCGGCATCAGCGTCGACGAACTCAAGGCCATGGCCAGCGGCATTGAGGGGCAAAGCTACGGCTGGGGCGCCCCGGCCGGGCCGAACTCGGATTGCTCGGGTACCCAATCGTGGCTCGCCAACATGATCAGCGGCGGCACCGGACGCTTCGCCACCGCCTCACAAGGCGGCGCGTTGGCAGCGCGCGGGTTCCAAATGGGTGACCCGCCACCGGGTATCGCCGCGTACTGGATCGGCTGGAAAAACGGCGGGCCGGGCGGCGGGCACACCGCGGGCACCATCGTTGACCCCGAGGGCGGCAACGTCAACGTCGAGATGGGCGGCAAGCGCGGTAACGGTCAGTTCGGCGGCGGCGCGGCCGGTGCGCGTGACTTCCCGAGCCGGGCGTGGATCGCGCTGGCCGCAGGCGATAACGGGCAAACCACCGGGGGCGGCGGCGCCTCCCCGTCACAGGTGATGTCCGCGCAGTCCTCGGTGCGGCGCGCCAAGGCCGCCACAGCCGCAGCGCAGAAAGACCTCGATGACGCGAACGCCGAACTGAACTCGGCTCCCGATGACAAGAAACGCGCTGCCGCTGAGAAGAAACGCGACAACGCCCAACGGCGCCTGGATTCGGCCAAAGACCGCCAGGCCGTCGCCGAACAGCGCCTCTCGGAGGTCTTGGACAAGAAAGCCAAGGGCACCAACAAGGAGGTGGGCGATGCGGGTAGCGGCATGGGCCAAGGGCTCGGTGCGGGCATCATCTCCGGCCTATTCCAAGGACTCGGTATCGATGGCTCGGTGTTCTCCAACCCGATGGACTGGCCCAACGTCAAGTCCGGTATGGCGGCGCTGAACTGGGGTCTGAACTTCGCCCAAAAATGGGCCGGCGCAGGAGCCCAAGACGGCGGTAGCGGCCAGATCCCCGGCGCGGGTACCGAATTGAACTTCGGCGGCGAGGTCGCAGACGGCATGCTCGGCGGCCTGGGCTTGAGCGCACCCAAGGAGCCCGCCCCGGCAACCGCACCCGCCCCGAGCGGCGGCGGCGATACCTACAACCTGTCCGGTGTTTCACCAAAGGAGATCATGCCCAAACTCGAAGCGCGCTCATTCGCGGCCAACCAGCGCCACCTGGGCACCAGGCGGCCATCATGAGCGCAAGCAAATGGCTCAAGTACGACCCGATCCTGGATCGCGCCGCGCAGCCCTCATTTGCGACCTGGACCGACCGGGACATGGGCCTGTACGCTTCGCAGCTGCAATCTGATCAAACCAAACGGGTCTATGTGTCCCCGGACGGGCAGCGCATCTACAACCTGGCGGGCGGATTCAAAGGCAACCGGGGCGTGGTGCAGGCACCGGGCATGAAGGGCGCCACCGGCGTCGCATTCGATCAGCTGTACTCATCGGGGCCGTGGATGCTCGGCGAAGAGCCCGAGCGCACAGACTACCGCAAGCGGGTCTTGAACCTTGCGCTGCATTTCGCCCCGCACATCAACGCCGTGTCGAAACTGCGCTACCCGGACACCGGTATAGCGCTAGAACAGATTCAGGCCCAATGGTGGCGAGACTGGCCCGAAGACGTTGATCTGCCCATGGGTTTCATGGGCGAGTTCACCCGCTACGACGGCTGGCACTGGATACGGGTCCGCAACGGCGAACCCAATTTCGATACCGTCGAGATTGACCCGCGCGCGTACGGAAACTATTACGCCACAGCGTCCATGACGATTCACTGCCCGTTCCCGTTCTACTCCAAGCGGGCATTGACCCGCGAGTGGCGCAATGACGCGGCCAACGCCGTGATCAACGGGCGCAACCACGGCATCTTGCGGCTACCCAACAAAGGCGACTACGAGCAATGGCCCAAGTTCATTGTCGAGGGTGCAGGGAAGGTGTCGATTCAGGACGGATTGACCGACCGCATGGTGGACATCGAAATCTTTCCCTCGGACGGCATGGTGCTCGTGGACACCGACCCGTCGGCGCGAACCCTTACCTCCGAACATGATCCGATCGACAACGCGTTGTGGAAACTGATCCGCAACAGCGACATCCTTGACTTCATCCTCGGGGACATCACCAACGCCCGCGCCGGTGTCCCGATCGGGCGCCGCGTGCCGGGCGGGGTCGGGTTCATGTCCCCGATTCCCTCCGAAAAGATGGCCAATATCAAAGTGACACACACCAATCCGGCAGGAAAGATCACCATGATCATGTCGCAGTGGTACCGGCGCGGGGTGGCCTGATGTGGACCCCTGGCGGTCGTCGTGTCATCACCGCGCCCTCCGATGCGATCACCAAGTACCGGCTGTTGGACGGTCGGCGCGAGATATGGCGTCGCGCAGCCAAACAGCCGCCCTTGTTGCGGGTCCTGGATAAGCAGCTCAAGTATTTGGGCACGCTGCGCGGGCAGGTCCGTGAAGGCGATTGGGAACGGCTCTGTGATGACACCGGTGTCGGCAAGATCCGGGTACGCCGCGATGATTGGCTGGCCGACCTCATGGCTCGTGGCACCCGCTACACCGAGGATCTGCACCTGGCGATCGACCTCAACCCCAACATCCGTTCCTGGAGGACCCGTCTCGGGTTCCGGATTCAATCGGTGGTCGCGGTCAAAGATGAGGACGGCACCCATTGGGTTGACCTGGAACTGATTTCGCTGCGCGAGCACGCCAAGCACATTGCCCTCATTCCGACACCCATCTCAGCCCCAGAGTTTCAGCCCCTCAAGGCGTGGGTGTGGTTGCAGAACTTCCGCTCGGGCATGGCGTTCACCACGTTCTTGAACCTGCTGCGCACGTTCTGGCCGTTCCTGGCGTTGCCGACCTCGTGGGCCGACCCGGTGCACTGGCTGACCACCCGCGCCGGGAACCTCTCACCGCTGCATTGGCCGATCCAAGTCCAATTCGTCAACCCGGTCTTGGACACCTCGCGCATTGTTCCGATCGCCGCGAAGGCGCAGATGCTGCACGATATTCACGCCCCGCTCGGCGAAGACACCGGTGTGGTCTTGATGGACTATCTATGGCTAGAAGAGGACGAGACCAGCCCGCACCCCGAACTCGCCGCACTCGTAGGCGAGAAACTGGCCCGCCCCACCCGCAACTGTGTGGTGCTCGCCTTTGAGCAGAAGGACGGGATTGTCGGTCCCACCGGAACGGCATTCGACGGCGCTCTGAACGCTGTCGGCGCGATCCTGGATGACACCATCACCGAGGTCATCTTGCCCCTCGACCAGGACGGCGACGGCCTGACCGATCCGTTCTTTCGGCGCCTGCTCGGGGTGGCCCCGGAAAGGCCCTCGCTGGTGTGGCGCGAGTGCAAGCACTCGGGCATCATCACCAGCGCCCACCGCATGCAGCGCGGCACCGCTCGCACCGTCTGGACCGGATCTCACAGCCCGACAATCCTTAACCAGGCCATCACCTTTGGCGTGCGCTATGCGCTCGCGCAATTGGAGCAGGTGATCCCTTATCCGGGCTCGGCGTATCAACAGCCGGGCACCTCTGGGTTGGACAACATCTACCAAGGCCAGCTAGATGACATCTTCTTCGCCTGGCAAAAGTGGACGAATCCTAAAGTGGCGCTGTGGCTTAACGACTATGCCCTGATCGATCACGTCGAGCCCGGCAACGGTATTGCCTGGGTGGTCTCCAGTGCGTTGACGATCCGCCAGGGCATGAGCAAGACCATGCCTAAGGTCGCGTTCACCATGACGACCCGCGACGGGCACCCCCACGTGTATGGATTCGACTACCTGGTGGGCGATCGCGGCATGTGGGAAGTCGATGGCATCTACTACGTCAACAACATTCGCGGCATGAAGTGGTCCGTGACCGAAAAGACCGCCATGGCACATAGCCTCACCATCGGCAAGGCCCGCGACCATGACCCATTCGAGGCGGGCATGAAAGCACTCGCGGACGGCTGGAACGCCATCGGCTCACTCATCGGCGGCGCCGCGATCGCGGCCTAAGCAACACATCCAACACCCACCCCTCGGCGCCAGCTGCGGGGCTATTCGCCATACCCGAAGGAGGCACCCATGCACGCAGCACAAGGAAATCCCGCCTCGGTGGTCATCGACCACGAGCGCGGCGTCATCGAGATAGACGGCCAGCCGGTGCCGTACTACGTGTCCGAGGGCGGGCCGACCACTGAGCCAATCGACGCCCGCTCGGGCGAGACGCTGGTGACGTTCCAATGCTTCGTGGTCGCACAGCACGTGCAGATCATCGGCAAGCCCCGCCAAGGCGGCGCCGACGCATGAGCGACCAGAAGCCCAAGGACCCTAAGGCCCGTGAACTGCTTGACGCCGCCGCCCGCATCACCGACGCGCTGGCGTTCGCGCGCGGCCCACGCGGTGAGGTGCTGTACCTGACCGACGATCAGCGGGTCTGCTTCGCCTTCCACCTGGCCCGCACAGGGGGCGATATCTACCCGGACAAGGCGATCATCAAGCGCCGCGCCCTGCCCGATCGTCCGGGGCAGCTCACGGGAGTTATCGACTGGGTGCCCCTCGATTGGGAAGAGGACCCCGAGGCCCCCGAACCCATCTCAGCGGTCGGGCCAGTCCCGGTGCCGCCCGAGCTGCCCGATTTCGACGCCATGACGCCATGGCACACCAACACACGTATTGAAGGAGATTGGACGTGACCACACCGCTGCCGGGTGCCCCCATACACCTCATGGACTGGCTCAACACCATGCACGTGTTCGGTGTCGTCTCCGACGGCGAGGTGCCCGGCCTGCGCGCCTGCACATTCGAGGGCGTCAACGACGACATCGTGGCCACCGTCCCCGTCCTCAAGGGCGATCCGGGCGAGCCCGGTTTGCCGTCGCCGGTCGTAGATCTGCATATCGATCCCACCATCACCACGCCGACACAGCTGCCCACCGATCTTGGCCTGGACGACAAGGGCAAAACGTGGTGGATCGGGGATTTGCTCTATGTGTGGATGGGTACCGAATACATCACGCGCCCAGCCGGATACGCCGGACGCCCCGGCCCCACGCCAAAGATGTCGTTCAGTATCGAACTGATCGCGCCAGGTGAAACCAGCGTCGTGATCCCCTCGGGAACCGACCTCAACCCGCATCTGCATTTCAAGATCGCGGCCCCGCGCGGTATCCCTGGACCCGCCGCCGCGATCCGGGACGCGCTGGACTACAACAACATTCTGCCGCCCACAGACGGGCAGGTTCCGACCTGGGACAGCCAGCAAGGCAAGTGGAAGCCTGAGAGTTTCGTGGGCAAGCGCAGCGGCGCATTCTCGATCCCCGAGGCGGCGTTCACCAACGTCGCAAACGTCATCAATGGCCGTATCCCGATCCTGTCGTATCAGCTGCCGGTGTGGGATTTCCCGGTCAAGCTCGCGGCCACAGGCAAATTCAAGGCGTTCGGTGTTGATCTGAACATCTTGGACCCGTTCAAGATTGGTGCCGAGGTGCGTCTTGGTGACCCGATGAACGGCCAGGTCATCGGGCGCGGCAAGGGCACCGTGGCCCAGGAGACCACCGTGACCCCGCACTACTCGACCCCTGGTGAGCCCACGGTGGCCATGACGATGGACAACGAGATAGCCCTGATCAACGCAGGGCAGCAGGCCACTTTGACCGCGAACCTGGTCAACGACGGCCTGATCGGCATGTACGCGTTCAACCGCCAGGACGCCCAACTGTTCGTGCAGTGGTGGGAAGTCTGATGGCTTACACACGCGAGCTGAAAACGGTTGTGCCCGTGCTGATTACCGGGCACACACCGGCCGATGACGAGACGCTGGTGTGGCTGGTGCGTGAGAGTTTCGAACGTGAAGCCGCTAGTGAGCATCTGATGCTCACGGAGTGGTGCGACTGCGGAGACCTGGACCCCGCCGAGGTGTCACCGCAGACCGAACGCGAGGTGTTGAAACGCCCGGCTACCGATTACCGCTGGCGCATGTTCACCGGCACCGCAACGAGGTTGGTCAATGCCAGCATCGATTGACCTGGGGTCGTACCCGGCGATCACCCACCATCCGGCCCAGCGCCTTGACCCCACGCTGCCCCGGCTGCCGCAGTTCGACCCGCAGCAGGTTTTCCAGCAGTGGGCGCAACTGCTCAAGCAGATGACCGGGATCGACCTGTCTAGCCCAGAAGCGTTGTTTACCAGCATTATTGGCAAACTTCAGGAAATTCTCGGGCCGATCTTCGGGGGTATCAATCTCACGGGCGGGCTCACCCCGGAACAAATATGGGCCGCGACGATCGCGAACCCGATCAAGTCGTTGACCGGTGTTGATCTGTCCTCGCCTGCGGCGCTGGTGGCCTCCATCATTCATCTGATCACGGGCGGGAGCAAGTTCCCTGGCGTGCTGGCTATCTCGCGTATCGCCCACGTGATTCAGGACTTGCTCGATGGCGCCGGGGATTTCCTGACCGCCGACAGCGTGACCGATAACCCGTACTGGGACTGGGATTCAGTGATGCCCGGTTTCGTCTCGGGCGGGTCGATCCGGGCGACCGCGAACGGCACGCAACAGGTGATGCGTTCGGAGCCTTTCGAGGTGTTCGGCGGCCAAACGCTGGAGCTGCGGTCAGCGGCGCAATGGACAGGAGCCAGCGCTACTGCTGGATCGAACCCGGTTAAGGTCGGGTTCACCCCGTTCGACGCGGCGGGCAATCCGCTGGCCGATGTCATTCGCGGCGCGCTGCAACCCTCGGGTGATCATGGTTGGCAATGGGTTCCGGTTCAAGAGAAGTGGCCGGTACCTGCTGGCGTCAAGTACGTCTCGCAGCTGCTCATGCTCGATAGCGGCGCGACTGCGGGCACGTTCTGGTTCTCCAACGCCTCGGCGTGGGCGTCCAACCTGCTGGACCTTCGGTTGGTCAAAGACCTGCGCGAAATGGTCGATGCTGTTGGGGGAGCGGTCAATTCCGGTGTGCACGACATTGAAGAGCGCTTGCAGGCGATCACCGCTGACGGCAAGATCACCGCGACCGAGATTGTCGGCCTGATTCAGCAGGCTCAAGTCTCGGGTTTGGTGATCATCCAAACGGTTCTCAATCAGATCCGCGATGTTGTCAACGGCAACGTGGTCACGCCCATCAACAATATCGTGCAGGACTTCATCGCATGGTTTGGCTTGAATCAGAACAAGACTCAGAAGCTCACCAGCGGTGGCCACTTGAGCACATCCGATGTCGTCGGCACGTTCGACATGAGCCGGGTCAACGATCTTGTCGATAACCTCGGCAACATCCTGTCCGGGGTCAAGGACGGCGCCGACGGCGTGGGCACCGGCACCACGGGCGCTATCGGGGATCGCATCAATCAGGCCAGGGACTCGCTACTGGCGCTGCTGGGCCTGTCGCAAGACGCCCTCAAGAGCGCTATCGCCGCACAAACCACCCTGCAAGAGCAGGAGACCGAGCAGAACACCGGCGACGGCAACAGCTACAGTTTCGTGTTCTCCGGGGCAGACGGGGCCGCGCTGAATGCGACAGATTGGACCACCGGCCCCACGCCCGGAGATATCACCATCAGGGGCGACTCGGGATATGCGGGCGTCAAGAACGGCAACCCTGACGGGTACTTTTTCGCCAGCCCCAACTACACCTATGCCAGCGACGGACAGTCGGCCTCATTCGTGCTCGGCAACACCCAAAACGGAAACTACTACTCCGGGGTGTTCATTCGCTGCAACGCCGATCGCACCACGGGCGCCTACTGCCTGGCCAAAGAGGGCGAGGTCCGCGTCGGCAAGTTCACCCGCTCGGGCACCAGCTGGACGTTCGCCACACCGATGACCTTTCAAGGCGGGCTCTCATCAGTCAAGCAGGGCGCCCGTATCGAAATCCGTTGCAGCGGCAACAACTTCTTTGTCCGCGTGAACGGCAAGCCGGTCACCTCCGCGACCGATGTCGCGGGCACCATCGCCGCCGGGCCGGACTATCGATACGCCATGTTCTGTGTTCAGCGCGCCACGTCGTGGTTCACCTACGACTCCTACCGCATCGCAGCATTCGCCATGTCCGATTACAGCCCCTCGGGAGGTAGTGCCACCTTGTCGAACGCGTGGAGCCTAACCCGCTCGTCCACATCGGGTTTCACCTATACCGACCCCATCACCTCAGCGGGCCTGCTACCGGCGTCGTTTTTCACCTTCACCGATTACGCCAATGGCGCCACCATCACCGACCTTGGCCGGGGCGCGGTGACCGTGGACCAAGCCGGGCTCTACAAGCTGGCCACCACGTGTCGCCCATACTCGGCCAAAGGTCCGGTCACCCCGCATTGGTGCCTGTACCGCAACGACGTTCAGGTCACCGGAGCCATCGGCCCCGGCGCAGAATTCGAAATCCTGCTCAACGCGGGCGACAAGATTCAACCCGCCCTGATCGTCGTCGATTACGACGTGCGCTCAAACGGCTCCACCGGCTCGGAAACCGTTGTCTCGCGCACCATCACCCAAGTGTTCGGCGTGGCCTCCTTCACCGGCCGAAAACTCATCTGACACCACAGGAGAACTCACCCATGACCACGCAGCAAGCACCCACCGCAGAGGACACCGAAGCTCTGATAGACCCCCCGGCGCCCTCGCCCACCCCGGACCCGCCCGCGCCGCAACAGCCGCAGGAACCGCCCACGGCGCCGCAACCGCAGACGGTGCAAACACCCGAGCCGGGCACCACATTCACCATGCCCGAGCTACCTGGAATCACCTTTACGGTAGTCCGCGGTGGCCTCAACGACGAGGGTAAAACCAACCCCGCCAACTGGATTGCGATCACCGGCGCCGACGACGACGGAAACATGGTCTTCCGGGCGGGGTTCGCAGGCCCCTAAATGCCCTGGTCTACAGACCCGAGCATCGCCCCTGGCCGCTCGGGCGGTAAGTGGTACCCGAACCCGCACGTACCGGCACCGGCGCCAACTGGCCGGTGGCACGCGGTAATCGGACTCGATAGCGCACTGGCGGTGATGTGCGTCGGGCACGTCGAGCTAGTAGCCTTGCAAGCCCTCGGCGTGGTGCTGTCGGTGCACGCCGATCGCGCGCTGGCATTGAGGGCGGTCTACCAGCTGGCGACTCAGCGGCCTGTGTTGGTGACCCGCGATCTGCAACTACAGGCCACGTTCCAACAGGACCTCGCGCTGGCGCTGACCATGGAGCGGGCACTGTTCCTGGCCAAAGTGATCGGCGCGGACCTCAGTAGCGCACTGGAGATGACCGGCACCATCGGCTTGCAACGCGTGGCCGCGATCGATCTGACGCGCAACCTCACCGCGCCCCGCTCGATCAGTTTCGACAAGCTGCTGCCCGTTGGCCTCACACGCACCGTGGCGATGTCCTCGGCGCTGGTGACCGAACGCGTCGCCAAGATCGACGCCGCCCTGTCGGTAACCACGGCGCGGGCATGCAGCCTCGGCTATCCGCCAGGCGGGCTGCCCACGCTGGCCACCTACACCACGGCCGGGGCGTTCACCCACAACATCGTGCGCAACGCCGACTACATGGACTGCGTTGGATGCGGCGCCGGGGGAGGCGGGGGCGGCGGTGACGGCGGTCTAGGCAGCACAGGACAAGGCGGACGCAAAGGCGGATGGAACAACGCCACCGTCGCCCGCAACATCGATCTGCCTGGATCGGCGCTGACGATCACCGGCACCGTGGGCGCGCCGGGAACTGCGGGCGCCAAAGAGAAAGACGGCGGGCCGGGCGGTGACACCACGTTCTTGGTCAACGGAATCACCACAACGTGTGCCGGTGGGGCAGGCGGTAAAGGCGCCTACGCGGGAAACGGCCTGAACCAGCCCGGCGAGGCTGCGGGCAACACCACCGTCAACGGACAGCCCTACAGCGGCGGCGCACAAGCGGGCACCAACACCAACGGCAACTCACCCGGAGGCGGCGGCGGCCCCGGCTCGGGCGGCGCTTTCGGTATCGCCAACCCCGGACGCGTCGGCGGAACGGGCATAGCACATATCCGGTCGTATCAATAGAAAGGGAAATCCACTATGGCATGGGGAATTTCGGCCTACCTGGCGAACAAACTGCTCGATCACATCTGCCGCAACGTCGTCTACGCACCACCGGCGACGGTGTACGCCAAGATGCACACCGGCGATCCCGGCGCGGCCGGAACGGCTAACGCGTCCTCGGTGCCCACCCGGTACGCCTGCGCGTTCAACGCGGCGGCATCCGGGTCGATCACCCAATCCAATACCCCCGAACACACCCTCGGCGCCACGGAAACCATTGCCGGGGTGTCGTTCTGGGACCACCCCACGGCCGGGAACTTCTTGTGGTCATCGCAGGCCGCCGCCTCCAAGTCCGGTGCCAGCGGCGACATCATCCGCATCAACACCGACACCCTGACTCTCGGCCCCTTGGCGGCCTGATGCGCCGCCAACTACTCATCTACCCGGCCCTCTACCTCGCCGTGTTCGCCGCCGCGTTCCGCCTCGGCTGGTGGGCCTCCGACCAGCTGTCCTCCTACGCCCAAGAGATCGACCCCCGCATTGAAAGGTTGTACACACGATGAAATGGCCACGCAAACAAGCTGATTGGCTCATCAACTACATCGCTGACCGGTTCTACGATCGACTGCGCGACCGCCTCCTGAAGGACCTGGCACCTTGGGCCGGCAAGGGCCTGCGCGGCGATACCTACAACCTGTCCGCCAAGACGCTGCACGATTTAACGCTGCACGATTTCCTCGGGGGACCGCAGTGAAGTACTGGCCCCTGGATGCTGGCCGCATCGTCACCTCACCGTTCGGCCCCCGCGACGGCGGCATGCACACCGGGACAGACTTCGGGTTCGTCGGCGGTTCCGGTGGCCGTGCGGTGTACGCCGTGCAGTCAGGCACGGTGATCTATGCCGGTGCCGCCCAAGGCTACGGGGGGCCTGACCCGGCAGGCTGGCTGGTCATCGACTCCGACGAGCACCAAGGCGGCGGGGTCTTCGAGTACGGGCACATAGTGCGCGAGGTCGGCGCAGGAGCGAAAGTCGCGGCCGGACAGCGCATCGGACGTATCAACCCCGATTCGGGCACCAATGGCGGGGTGGCCCCGCACCTGCACCTGTCCTACATGCCCCGCGAATACAACCCCGCCCGCAAGCAAGACCCCTTACCCGTCCTGGCCGGTGCCGCCGAGCCCGGCCAGCCCACCCAACCATCAGGAGGCAACACTGTGACCATCTTCGGAATCGACATCAGCAACAACAACGGAACCGTCGATATCGACCAAGTGAAAGCCGAAGGATTCCAATTCGTTTGGGCCAAGGTCTCCGAGGGCGCCACTTTCCGGGACGTGTTCTGGCCACGTACCCGCGATTGGTGCCGCCAAGTTGGCCTGGCCCTGGCCGGATACCACTACATCCGCGAGGGCGACGCCAATGCCCAGGCTGACAACTTCGTGGCACAGCTCGGAGACAAGTCCATACCCGCCATGCTCGATTTCGAGGACGGCTCAGGCGGTATCGACAACTTCTGGGCCGTCAAGAACGCCATTGAGGCACGCGGGGTCCGCGTGGCCCTGTCGTACATCCCGCGCTGGTACTGGGAGAAAATCGGCAAGCCCGACCTGTCCGGGGTGCCGGGCCTCATTCAGTCGTCCTACGTCAACGGCACCGCCTACGCCTCGGTGCTCTACCCCGGCGATGACAGCCCACGGTGGGCCGCGTTCGGCGGCAAGACACCCGACATTTTGCAGTTCACCGACAAGGCGCTGGTCGCAGGTAAGAGCTTGGACGCCAACGCATTCCGTGGAACACTGGCTCAGCTCAAGGCGCTACTAGGTGCCCAGCCCGAAACGCCGGGCGCCCCGGACTATGAACGTGAGATTTGGGACCAGCTGCGCCTGCGCTGGGAAATGCTCGGCTGGCAGACCCTCATCGAGGCATTCGCGGAAGTCCGCGACAAGGTGCTGGGTACCAGCGACCACGGCAAAACCGGAGTGCGGCCATGACCCGGCATGCGCTGCTGTGTTTCCGGGGCACCGGGGGTGAATGGGGCCTGGACTACACATCACGTGTCGCTCAAGCCTGCTCGGCGCTCGTGGAAGAGATTGATGTCGATGCCCCTGCGACCATGGGCGCCGCGCCCGTGGGAGCTGCCACAGACCCCCTGGCACCCAGCGGATTCGAATGCGTACACGCCATGGTCGAATGGGCCGTCACATGGGTGCGGAACAACCCCACCCGGACCTTTGGCGTCGCCGCCTACAGCCTCGGCGCGATCGGGGCCGTGGTCTTCGCCCAAGAGTTCAGGCCGGGCGGGCGGCTGCAACGCTACCGGCCAAATTTCCTGTTCGGTGTCACGTTCGGCAACCCGGCCCGCGCCCGTGGCCACACGTTCTACATGGGCGAAGACCCAGGCGGGGAAGGCATCTCCGATATCCGGCTACCCGAAGGCATGTTCGGCGCCGAATGGGCCGACCTCGTGCAGACCGGCGACCTTTACGGCAACGTGCTCGGAAATCCGTTGGTGGTCAAGGTGTGCCGTGACGCCTACGCGCTCGTGATGACCCAGCAGCTCCACGACCCGCTGCGGCTCGTATTCGACATGCTTCCCCTGATCCTGCGGATCGTGGCCGATTCGGTGAACATGCCCCTGTCCATCCCCGGCACCATCACCTCAGGATTCCTGGGCCTAATCGCCGCGTTCCTGCCGTATCTGCCGGTGGATAACGACAAGACCGCCGCAGCGATCGGGGCCGCAGTACAGGGCATCGGGTTCGCCCTCGCGCAACCTCCCACTGCGCCGCACATCACCTACGAGTTCGCCGAAGTATGGCCCGGAATGACCTACTTCGATTTGGCTGTGCAGCACGTAAACGACTGGGCGGCGCGCACTCCCGCGTCCGCTTAACCAACCCATCACAACTGAAAGGATCACAATGCCCAACCCCGTACCCCAAAACGACACCACACGATTGGTGGTCTACGCGGCGATGTTCATTACCGTTTTCGCCGGGACTGTTGCGCTGGTCGCCTCTGGCAAGATGGACGCAGCCAATGGGCTGCAATGGGTGATTTCCATTGCCGGGCTTGTCGGTTCGGGCCTGCCGGGGCTCAAACTCGCCCAAGACATCCGTGGCAACGGCTCGGACGGGTCGGCCGAGTGAGCCCTGATCAAATTCAGGCCATCGGCGGGGCCGTAGCCGCGATCCTCACCGCATGGCAGGTTTTGACATCACGGAAGGTGCGTGACCTCGAAAACCGGTTAAGGGCAGTTGAATTGGAGCGAGATACCTTCCGGACAAAATTCAGGGCTGCCACGCGGCATATCCGCGAGTGGATGGGGTGGGCCATGCGCCACGCGCCGGGGCATGTCCCACCCCTCTTGCCTGCCGAACTGCGCGACGATATCTAGTTCAGCGACGAGAAACCGCCCCACTCCTAGACTCGGGTGGGGCGGTTTTGTCGTCGTGGTTGACTGAGGGCGTCCGCAGGCTAGTTCGACGTTTGCTTGACGGAGTAGTTGAACTTGATGTCTTTACCCTCGACTGAGGTGGTCGTCACCTCTACGTCGTAGTGGATGCCCTCATCGTCTATCGCTGTGCACTTTTGCGTTGCGCCCAACTTGCCGTCCAAAGGCCCTTGGCATTCAACCTTCTGTAGCTCGATTTTCTACTTCTCTTTGGCAGCGTCTTTTAGGCCCTGTTGCAGGCTCTCGGTAGAGATTTGGTGCACCGTCTCGAAGTGAGTCACATGGCAACCCGAGAGGGATAGCGCCAGCGCTGATCCGACCAGGAGGCCAACCCTTGTGTTCACCACTATGCGGGCTTGTTGACGGGCTCAGCCTTGTACTTGAACTTGATGTCATCGCCATTCACGGATGTTGTGGTGACCACCACGGCGTACTTGGTTCCCTCATCATCCACAACAGTGCACTTTTGCGTGGCATCGACCTTGCCGTCTAGTGGGCCTTCGCACTCGGCGCTCTTCAGGTCGAAGTGCTGCCTCTCCTTGACGGCGTCCTTCAGCCCCTGCTCCAGGTTCTCCTTGGAGATCCGTTTGTAGTTGCCGACGTCAACTGCTACATGGCAGCCTGAGAGTGCGGCCATAGACAGCAGGGCCGAACCAATCATCAAGCTAGCCTTCATCTTCCACCACTTTCAGGTTCTGTAGGAACGAAACGAATTCGGGCTTTACCTGATCATACTGGGCGCTGGGAGCACTGAATAGTAGCTCCAACATGAATGACTGCCCGTCAGCTGTGCCGGTAGTCGAATAGAGGCGGTCACCCTTCACGTGGGTATCGCCCTCGGTGAACTCTAGTTCTAGTCCGTACTGGCGTACTGGTTGGTATGAGATGTAGCCGCCACGGGTGATCTTGGCGTTCAGCCTTTCTGCGTCCTCCTGTGCGTATTTCTGCACATCAACGGTCGGCCAGTTAATGAATCGCTCTCTAACGACGATTCTCCCAGACGGTGCCGCAGGCTCCCGAACGTAGACCACAAGAGCGTGAGGGTCAGAGGCGGCGTCTGGCGGTATGGGGGTCCAACCTTCGGGACCGTCACCGCCGACGTTAACCTTGTACTTAGGCACGTCAGCTATTGACCCATTGCCAGAGCTTGCTAAGTTCGCCGCCGAATTCCTTTGGATCGACAGTTATTTCGAATCCGGGCTTGGCACCAATGCCGTAGGCAAAACCCCAGCTGCCCCCGATCTTCCATTTATGGTCCGGGGTCTCGGCGAAGGTGAGGTGTGCCCCGGCACCTGCTCCGGCCCATTCCTCTACCGAGCCTTTGATTTGGAGTCCGTGACCTTCGTAGTCGAGGTGCTGGCCCCCTCCGATTCCAACGAAACCGCCCCCGCCTATCTGGACCCCATTCTCCGCTACACCCTTACCGTTGGTGTATTCCTCAGCGCCGAGCCTTCCGGCTATCCCCGCCTCTACCTTCCCGCCATCGCCAAGGTCCCAGTGGATATTGCCTTTATTGTCGATCAGGTATGCGCCAGCGTGTTGCTTTCCGGAGACCGCATCCTTCTTCACTTCCCCTTCGGCACCGGCTTTCGCTTCCAGCTGCTTGGAATTCAGCTCCCAATCCCCACCGAATGCGTGCCCCTTGCGGCCCCATTCGTTTACTTCGCCGCCCAGCTCGCCGGTCTCCCCTTTGGCGATAGTGGGGCCTTTGCCGTCACCGATCTTGGTCTGGTCGCCGAATCTTCCGCCGACAGTCGTCCCCGTGGGAGTGGTGTTTTTGCCCTCTGGGGACTTGTCAACACCCTTTCCGGCCTGGGTGCCGAACTCCTTGTCCTTCTTGAGCAATTCTTGCTCTGGGATCGGAATGTCCGGCTTACCCAACTTGTCCTTGAGTGGCACCCCAGGCTGATCCTGCGTCTGGGGCAGTCGGCTCAGGGTGTCAGTGAGGCTCCCGGCGCCAGCAGGCGTGGTTGCAGCGGGATCACCCGCCAGGAGCTTCTGAATTTCGTTGGGGGCAAACGCTTGTGGGTTTGTCTCTGCTACGGCACTGCGGACCGCAGTATGGCCATTCGCGCCGACCGCGCTTAGGTTGATCGCGCCCGTGATCTGCGCCTCGGCGCTATGTATCTTGTCGGCAACGCCCTGTGACGCCGAAAACCAACTATCGACAGAGCTTTTGAGTTCGCTGGCAGCGGCGGCAATGGTCTTGGTGTTGGCGTCCGCTTGCTCGTCGCTCATGCCATTTGGCGGCGTGTAGGTCACCGTGTAGTCCTGGTTGACCGTGGCACCTTCAACGCGCCGGATGTTATCGACGATGTTGTGCCCATTGGTCAGCGGCGGGACTACCCCGTAGGTGACAGCGGCGGTCACCTCGGATACCAGGCCCTCCACTGTGTCGTGAATAGACGTCACGGCCTTTGCATCTTCGCCCGCTTTGTCCTGGGCGGCGGTGGCCGTCTTGCCCCACCAATCGGTCCCACCGGGCGCGTACACGCCCGATTTGTACTCGGTGAAGTCAGACACCAACGACTGCATCTCGGCGCCCCATCCGGGCACGTGCTCCAAGTAGGAGTTGGGGTCGATCGCCATGAACTCATCTAGCGGGGGAAGAGGCATCGTCGCTCATCCCTGCCGGTAGATGCTGGGCGTGTTCTTGAAGGCCGCTTCCAGCTCACTTGAATGCTGGACGAAATCCTGGTGCGCTTCGCTGATCAGCTCCCCGATAACCCGTAACCGCCGTGAGGCAACCCGCTGCACGTTGGGGATCGTCTTGGAGGTCATTGACTGGATCGCCACCAGGGCCGGGTCCGCGCCCTTGGTGGCGTTCCCGCCAGCTGAAATTCTGCCGTCAATACGGTCAGCTATCGCGCTGAGCTGCGGACTCAGCTTTCCCAATGCCTCAAGATCGGCCTTCAGAATGTCATCCACGACCCGTTTGCCTCCCCGCCGATAGCTAACCCATTGGAGACAAGCTACAACGAACGTAGTGGCGCGTGCACGGCTATCCGCGGTAGCCAGCCCCGAGCGCTTTGGCCGGCAAGCGGTCCTCGCTGGTCGGGGACGGGCCGCGCCTGCGTGCGATCACTGCTAATGAGCAGGTCAGCGGTCCGATTCCGCTAGGTGGCCCGTCGTTACGCCGCGTCGCTGTCGGCCAACATGAGGGACGGCACCAGCGCCGAGCTGGTGGGCAGTCGTAGACGTTCGATGCCCTCTGCCCGGCGCGCGTTCTTGACCTGGGTATAGATCTGGGTCGATTGCATGCTGGCGTGCCGTAGTAGCTCCTGGGCGGTGCGCAGGTCTACGCCTTCCTCGATTAGCGCAGTGCCGTACCAATGGCGCAGGCGGTGGCCAGCACCCGCGACGCCCGCGCGGTCGAACACCTTGCCAAGGGTGTGACTGACCGATTCGCGGCGCACGTGGCCACCCTTCTTGCTCGGAAACCAGTACCCCTTGCGTGGCATCTGGTAGGCGATTTCAACCACCAGCGGATGTAGCGGCATCACCTTCGCCACCCCGCCCTTGCCAGTCACCTCGACCGTGCGCGCGATCAAGTCGAAATGCTCGCCCTTGACCTTGGCGATTTCATGCACCCGGAAGCCTTGGAGCGTGGCGAGCAGCGCCATCGCGCGAGTTCGTTTCCACATCCGTACACGCAAGATGCGGCCAAGTTCTTCGTCGGTGACCGGTCGCGGCTCGCTCTTGGGACGGCGAGGCGAGGGGATATGAACCATCGGATTGTCGAGACGGTGCCCCTGCGTCTGCAACCACGTGAACCACGCACGCAACGCGCTGTGGTATGTCCATCGGGTTCGCGGTGACCAGCCCTCGTCGCTGTCGGAGCCTTCGGCTAGCCATCTGACGATATGCTCAAGCGTTGCGAGTTCTGGCGATACACCGCACCACTGGGCCATCCGACGCACAGTCCAAGCGCGCTCGGTGACAGTGCGAACCGACAACGATTGTGCGTATTGCCATGTCGCCCAAAGGTTTAGTAGTGCGCTGTGGTTTGAATGAAGGTTAAGCAT